GGATTGCTTGACTAAAAAAAAGGAAAAAAAAGATGGAAATTTCATCATTATTAGAAGACAATAATCCTTCCCAGAGATCGGCCGCTAAAGGTTTAGTATCAAAATGGGAAAGAACAGGACTTCTTGAAGGCTTAAATGGTGATACGGAAAGAGCTGGGATGTCCCAGTTACTTGAAAACCAAGCCAGACAACTAGTAAAAGAATCATCTGCTACTGGAACTTCTACCAACTCTGAAGAGTGGGCTGGAGTTGCTTTACCATTAGTAAGAAGAATCTTTGCTGAGTTTGCTGCAAAGGAATTCGTATCAGTACAACCAATGAATTTACCTTCAGGTCTTGTATTTTATCTAGATTTTAAATACGGTACAGCTCAACCAGGCTTCGAAACAACTGGTGGTACATCAAATGAGTTTAAATTTGGTTCTCCAAATGCTAACAACTCTATGTTTGGTGTAACATCTGACGCAGCTGATGCATCTGGTGGTTTATATGGTGCTGGTAGATTTGGATATTCAATCAACGAAACATCATCTGCTGTTACAGCAACAATACATGCCGTAACATCTGCATCTGTTAATTATGATTCAGTATATACAGATAATACAACATCATTTATACCTGGAGCTTCAGGATATAAAATTATTAAAGTTGCTAAAACAGATTTAGGATCTGCAGATTTTACTGCAGCTAGATCATTTACTTTAGCAACTGGTTCAGGAACATTAGTAGAGCATCCAGCATTTACAAAAGTAGGTGCAGTGCATGTAGAGTTTATTATAACTGGTTCAGCTGGTACAGTATTAACTACTGATACTAACAAAGGATATACAGTTAAATTTAGTAAACAACCAACTGACACTACTAGAGGTGATTTTGAAGATTCAAATCCATTTAAAGGATCAGCAGCTGGAACAGGTATTGATGACGGAACAGACATTGATATTCCAGAAGTGAACTTAGAAATGCAGTCAGACCCAATTGTTGCTAAGACAAGAAAGTTAAAGGCTGTATGGACACCAGAATTTGCTCAAGATTTGAATGCTTATCATTCAATCGATGCAGAAGCTGAATTAACTTCAATGCTAAGTGAATATGTATCAATGGAAATTGATCTTGAGATCTTAGATATGTTAATCAATGGTGCAGTAACAACTGAATATTGGTCAGCTGTATCAAACCAATTCCTAAATGCTGCAGGTAATGCATTCGAAGGAAAAGGCGTAGCAGATGGCGGATATTATAATACTCAAGGAGAATGGTTCCAGACACTTGGTACTAAACTTCAAAAAGTATCTAACAAAATTCACCAAAAGACACTTAGAGGTGGTGCTAATTTCTTAGTAACTAGTCCTGCTGTCGCAACTGTCCTAGAATCAATTCCTGGATTTGCTGCAGACACAGATGGTACTAAAATGGAATTTGCCGCTGGTGTTCAAAAAATTGGTGCAATCAATAATAGATACACAGTATATAAGAATCCATATATGAAAGAGAACGTAATCCTTATGGGTTATAGAGGAGCTCAATTCCTTGAAACTGGTGCAGTTTATGCTCCATACGTACCTTTGATTATGACTCCACTAGTATACGATCCTGTTAATTTCACACCAAGAAAAGGTGTAATGACAAGATATGCTAAGAAAATGGTTAGACCAGAATTCTACGGTAAAGTATATGTTGCTGGATTAAATTCTATTTAATAGTTTATTAACTAATTAAATTTTATTTAACTTAAACTTGGAAGGGATGATTTATTTCATCCCTTTCTTACTGTTTTGATATTTATATAAAAAGAATTATAGGAATTACGTCAATGGCAGTAGCAAGAACAAAATACTCGATGCAAGTTCGAATTCGTTATAAAGGAAATCTAGTTGACGCATTAGATAGAATTCGAGCAATAAGACTTGTATTAATGGTACATATCGAACAAGATCTAGGCAAAGGAGCAGAATTAATAACTATAAAAATAATGACTCCATATCCTCCTAGACAATCATTTCAAGCAATTAGAAAATTATGTATTGGAAAAATTGAAATGGTTGAAGAAATGCAACTATTAGAAACAACATTAACAAAATTGCAATAATATAATAAAGGAACATCATTATGGATTACAGTGAAAATAAACCAATTTGGCCCGGAAGCTCATCATTTGCTGCAGGAGATACTCCATTTGGTTTTTTTGATACAGATATTTTATTTCAACAACATGCAGATAGTTTTGCTAAACATGCAGCACAAATTGTTGGATATCCAATCATGGATGTTGAATTAATTAATATTAATTTTTATAATGCATTTGAAACAGCTGTCATTGAATATTCAAATCAAGTTAATCAAACTAATATTGCAAATAATTTATTAAGCACATTAGGTATTAATACTGGATCAGATTTTTTAATTGACGAAAGTTTTTCAGATACATTGATAGGTAGCTCATTAGCATATGTTACAAAATTATCAAAAGCATATGGTACAGAAGCTGGTAGTGGTGGTTATACAAAATGGCATACTGCATCAATTGATTGTGTTCCAGGACAGCAATCATATAGTATTAAAACTGCAGTTTCTAAATCAGGACTTGTATTAAATGATAATAGTTCAATTGAAATACAAAAAGTATTACATCAAGTACCACCAGCAATAATTAGATACTTCGATCCATTCGTTGGAACCGGATTAGGGTCTCAAAACTTATTAGATACAATGGATTTTGGAGGATTTTCTCCATCTGTTAATTTTATGATGATGCCATTGCATCAAGATTTATTAAGAATTCAAACTATAGAATTTAATGATAGAATTAGAAAATCACATTGGACATTTGAAATACATGGAGATGATATTCGAATATTTCCAATTCCATCTAATTCGGGATCTATAGCAGATTTACATTTTAAAAATTTCTGGATTGAATTTACATTAGAAGAAGAAAAAGCTAACAATGCATTGTTATTTGGTAATACTGCGGTAACTAATAGTGTAGTGAGCGATGCATCTAATATTCCATATAAGTATCAAAAGTATTCACAAATTAATGATGTTGGAAGAGCATGGATATTTAGATATGGAGCTGCGTTAGTTAAAGAAATGTTAGGATATGTTAGAGGTAAATATTCATCTGTACCGATACCAAATGCAGAAGTAACATTAAATGGATCTGATTTAATTACACAAGCAACATCAGAAAAAGAAGCATTAATTACACAACTTAGAGAATTTTTAGAAAAGTTAACAAAAGAAAATATGATGGTACGACAACAAGCTGAAAACGATGCAATGAATGAAGTACTATCAAAGGTTCCGGTAAAAATTTATATAGGATAATAACTTATGGCGTTATTTGGAACACAACGAGATGCAAAATTTTTAGCATCAATTAATGCGGAATTATTAAACGCAATAATTGATACAGAAATTGAATTTTTTAAACTTATTGTAGAAGAATCAAATTCAAATATATATGGCGAATCAACTTCAAAAACATATTTTGATTCTATATTAATACCTGCTCTCATAACAAAAGAATCAAAAGCTGGAACAATGGATGATTATGGCCATTCATATACACGTACAGCACAATTTGGAATTTCTAGAGATATTTTAGAAAAGGCAAGTTTTTATCCGGAAGCTGGTGATATAATTAAATGGGATAATGAATTTTATGAACTTGATAATGTAGATGCAAATCAATACTTTGCAGGAAAGAATCCTGAAACATGGCCAAATGGATCTAAATTTGGATATAGTGTGTCCGTATTATGTGATACTCATGTAACAAGACAAACCCCAACTAACATTAGAAAAATGAGATTTGGTAATCCTAAAGATAATAAATCATATAAAGGATTTTAATGTCTAGATCTAGAAAACAAAATATTGACAGAAAAACAAATAAGCCCGAATTACGGAGTACTGAATCTACAAGACAGGATCCTGTTTTTAATAGATCACGACAAACACGAAGAGATGACGATGTTGTAAGAACACCTAAGCGTACTGTATATGATATTGATTATGCTATTAAATGGTTTATTGACAATGAAATACAACCGCAAGTAGAAGCAAATGGAGAATTAATTCAAGTTCCTGTAATCTTTGCAAATGGTGAAAAATGGGATAATGTAAGAAGATTAGGATATTTGCGGGATGAAAAAGGAATGTTACAATCGCCGGTAATTGTATTAAAAAGAAATACATTACAAGAAAGAGATCAATTAAAAAAATTAGATATTAACAGACCAGCTACAGGAAATCAATTAGTATATAAACAAAAATATAATAAACGAAACCGTTATTCAGATTCAATAACACCAATTCCCATTAATGAACCAATTGATTCACATGAATTATATGTAGTTAACGTACCAGAATATGTCGACGTTGAATATGATTTGTTAATATGGACAGATTTTACAACACAAATGAATGATTTAATAGAACAAATTATGCCATATGGTACATTTGCTTGGGGAAATGAATTTAATAAATATAGAACATTTATTAGAAATATAAGTTTTGAAACTATAAATACAATTGGAGACGATAGATTAGTAAGAGCAACAGTCCCCTTAACTGTAAATGGCACATTGATGGCTGAACAAGAATATCGACAAAATACATTACAAAAAAGATTTTCAGTTAAAAAATTAGAATGGGCATTAGTAGTAGATACAGACACAGACATATTTAGTACTACAATTGTTCCGCAACAACTAATCGATGCACAACAACGAATTATATCCGGAAATTCAGTATTAGTTAGCGGCGGAGGTAGTAGTGGAGGTGGAGGCGGAACTTCTATAGATGTTACTACATTTAATTATTTAATTGGATTATCTGATCAAACTGGAATATATTCAAATGCAACTACTATTACAGTAAATGCTCAAGCTGCAATTAATCCTAATAATAACGGCACTGCAACTAAAAATGAATTTGATATATACATTAATGGACAATATATTGATAAAGTATTATATACATGGACACCTGCAGATGTAGGTACTCAATCAATTGTATTTGATACAAGTGCGTTAGGATATAGTATAGAATCAACAGACACAATAATTATTAATGGTAGATGGAGTACTAGTTAATGGGAAGATTATTTGATAGCAAACAGTTCCGGCCGGATTTAGAATTGTCCGGATCATTTAGTGGGTCATTTACAGGAGATGGTAGCTCATTAACAAATGTACCAGCATCTGGCATTGTAGGATTAAATTTATCTCAAATTGCATCTGGATCTGCAACAGCTTCTATAGCACCAGACAAAGGATTACAAGTTAACGTAGATACTGAAATAACAGGTTCATTAAATGTATCAGGTAATATAAGTGCAAGTGGATATATATCTGCATCTAGTTTAAATGTAAATGATATTGAAGCATTTAAAATGAACGTTACTCATTTTACAGCTTCATTTATCACAGCATCAACTATAGAAACTTCTGGATCAAATATATTTGGAGACGAACCATCTGATACTCATACATTTGTTGGAGATATAATAGCACAAAACAATATTAGTTCAAGTGGATATATTTCTGCATCTAATTTTATAGGTGATGGATCAAGTTTAA